ATAAGAATTTCTAGCAACTGTGGCCTTAATACCATATTTTTTAAATACAGGTTTTAAAGCTGCTTGAATTTTTGATTTTTTTTCGTTATTGACATAAGCCATGTTGTATTCTCCTAGTGTATTTGTGGTTGATTAATAATTCCAGCATCAATAAGATCAGATGCTGTTCGTCCAAACCAGCCTTGCAACTGCCATGCTAGGCCTGTGTCCACTAGGTACTGCCATGCTTCTAGTACTTCTTCTTCTGTGCCTTCTACAAAGCCTTCAGCGAGGCCTACTGCGTCATAACTTGATAAGATAGTCATGTAATTCTCCTTTTAGCAAAATTTCTTGATCGCCTGCAAGTGGATTGATAAATCAGCGATATAGTTATTTTATATAATTACAATATAATGTCAACACTTTTTTTAATTATTTTATAAGTCATTGATTTTTATCAATTATTCATCATCAAATCTTTGAAGTTGAGCTTCAATCTCAGGTGGATTAACAGCTTCCACTTCTCTCAAAACTGCAACCAATTTATTTTTAAACCATTCTGATTTAGCAAGATCCTCTTCTACGTTTCCTTTAAATGGGTAACGCAAGTCATACTTCATCTTACTACCTTTTAAGTACCCTACAAACTCTTCATCAGTAAGTCTAGACTCAATAATATCTATTGTTTCCAAGCCCTTAATATTATAGTGTTTTGGGTGATTTACATTGTCTGACATATTAACTCCTTAAAAAAATTAAATTAATCATTTCATATGTACCATATGCCATCCAAAATATGCTACCTATGACTATTGCCCATACTACCCAATCAATTACTTTTCCCATCAAATCCATTTACCATATTCCCTGCCAACTTTAACAGATACATAAGTTCTATTCTTAAATCGTTTATCTAATTCGTTACTATAAGTCCACTTTGGCAAAGTAAAATATCCTTGACTTTCCAAGTATTTCAATCTAGTCCTATTAGTGGCACACCCTTGAATGATGTCTTTAATGCTGCAATCTTTATTGTTTTGTATATAATTGACAATAAATTTGGCCTGCCTTGCATCATCTAATTTGGTGTACACAATTCACTCCTAATATACTTTAAAATACCATAATTATAACCACGCATTGTACACTCAATTAGCGTATAGTCAAGTAGTAATTCATCTATACGTCTACGATTGTATGCACTATGAAACTCTATAAGAAAAACTACAGGAAAGTGCACTAGGTTTTCAAGTATCTCAATCTCTGCACCCTCTGTATCAATTTTAATGATGTCACACGCTGGAAGATGTTTGGCTGACATTACCTTAACTATCTCACCTTCTTTGGCCTGTTCCTCACCTGCAAACATACTAGCCTCACCACAGTTATGAAGGCCATAATACATTTGACGTTCACCATCCTCTTTACCTATAGCAAAGTTCCTAATGGCTATATCAGTACCTGCTGTATTTTGTCTAAGCAAGTTAAAGTTTTCTTTTATAGGCTCATAACAATCTATCTTTGGTCGTTCAAAGTACTCATGTGCCCAGACTGCAAATCCACCTACGTTAGCACCAATATCTATAATGTATGGTTCTTTCATAGCACCAATAGCATATTCACCTTGAAATATTTTTCCTACATGACTAATCATGTTATTAGGAATAATCATACAAGCCTGCCACTAAACTGATAAGTTCCTGTGTGGCCTAATTGTGCCCATGCTGCACCCCATACCTTAATACCATTATCACGAGCTAGTTTACAGAAATGATAATCTTCACTTAATAAATGATTTTGATCATCTATACTAGTGGCAAAGTATTCTGTTATCTTGTCACCTAAATCAGAGTTATCATTTACATCACTCATATTGTGTGTGTATGATGGACATTTATCTTTTAACTTTTCAAACACTTCACGTTTAATTAACATAAACCCAGTACCGCCATGTTTAATCTCAAATGGCTTATCTAATGGCACAAGTTGCTGCTTAGCATCGCCAACCATATTTACTACATACTCGCCAGTAAAGTATTTAAGTTGATCCTGTGGCACTTTCTTTTCAATAGCGTAAGCAACTCCACCCCAGTTAATTTCTTTTTTAGGGTACAGGCCACATATAATCTCTACGTCAGAATCAATCATCTTTAATAAGTGCTGTGCCTCAAATTGTATATCAGCATCAATAAACATTAAGTGTGTAGCATCACCTTTTAAGAAGTCATTAACTAATGTATTACGACCTCTAGTGATAAGGCTTTCATTATAAAGAAATGAAAAGTATGCCTCTATGTCTTTAGCATTAAGCCATGCCTGCAGCTTAAGCATGGATTCCAGATAAGTGCCATAACATAGGCCACCATACATAGGTGTTGCAATAAATAGATTTGTTTTAGTTGCCAAGATGAGCCTCCACAAGTTTTTTTGAGTCGTACTTTTTAACGTTAGTTACTTTAATAATATTTTTTGTATCTGGGATTAAAGGTGTGATAGTCCAATTATGTAATTTATTTTTTATATCTTGATAAATTTCTAAAGACTGTGGCTCTGAAGTCATAAGTCCAGACCATACAAGTTTGCCTGTACCGTCAAACTCCTCCACTAAAAATGCAATTGGTTTAGTCACAGAATACAAGCCTCCCTATTTTAATGTTACAATTTTTCCACCCAGCTGGTGTATCAATACTATCATCATAAAAGTGTAGTTTGTTGCCTATAGGGTTCTTAATCTTATTAAAGTAAATAGCATCTATTGCTTTATATTTAATTTCTAAATATCTTTTCTGATCTACTTCTTCATGATTTGTATCTGTAATTCCTTGAAATTGCCCATTGGCATAAGCTACCTCGCATGGGTCGTTCCCATAGTTTTTATTTTTAATACGATTGCGTATTACGTTAAACACAGCAACAATTTCTTGATGTGTTCCTGCTTCATGATATGCAGCATGAGCATAACAGCTCATGTATAAATCTAACGTATTAATGTCCATAATTTAAATTTATAAATTTAACTAAGTCTTTATCTTTAACTTTACTGTAAATCATTTTCTTAACATAGTCTATATCATAATTAGAAAATAACAAACATAAATCTCTTAGCTGATTTGATTTAGACCATAAAAAAAATAATGCAGATTTTTGTTCAGTAGAATATCCATTCATTGCATCGTCAACAGCCTTAAGCAATATAGCCTGCAATAATCTTGCCTCTGGTGTAGTGGATAATTCATTTACTGTAGATTCTCTTAGTTCAACTTTTTGCATAGTCTTTTGTCATGGTTTTCTCTATTTATAAGACGTTATAAAAGGTGTATAATTACGCTTAATGGCATAAGCCAGAAACCTTTTAAGGAATATTATTATGTGGACAACTCCAGCTGCTACTGAAATGCGTTTTGGCTTTGAAGTGACTATGTACGTCATGAACAAATAGTTATGAAAGTGTGGGAAGTGCTCCTAAAAGGGAGCATCTTCCTCATTTGTAGCATTAGATGTAGTTACTTCTTTTAACTGCACAGATCCAGAAATAAACTTACCTTTAGCACTTTCACGAATCCAGCCGCTAACTCTAAACTCAATACCATCTACATTTAAATTACCTGTGTAGTCTGGTCGTTTAGGATTATCACCCTTATCGTTTTTAAATAGTGCAAAACTATTTGTATTATCATACTCTGCCATACGTTACTCCTTAACAAAAATTGGTTTCTTAGTCCAGCGTTTAGGTTCTATGTCATCTTCAACATATTTCATAAACTCTAGTGCTAATGGCATATACCATTCAAGCCATGACTTACTTCTTTCAACTATTTCTAGTTTTGTTTCGTTTGGTGTCCAGATATAAAAATATGCACTATCAACGTCACATACTTCCATCTGGAGCTGCATTTGAAAATAGTACCTGTCTGGTATAGATGGATATACTTCTTGCGTGTAAGGGCACTTAATTTCAATTACAGACCCATTATAATAACCATCTGGACTAGCACCAAAAGGTAGTTCCTTATGCATAACAAATTTGTTACCAGCCTCCACTATATCATCAAGTTCTTTTTCTAGCGTACTTAATGCTACAGGTTCATTTAAGACACCCCACTCAGTCATCTCGTTACCTTCAAATGGAGGCTCACGCAAAGTCATTTGCCTCCATAATTTCTGCCTCTCATATACTGCTGCATATGAATTACTAGCGGTAATGACGTTGTGCCTCCTACTGTCCCTTAAATGGCTCATGCAACTTTCTTTAAATCATTAGCAAATTCACGAAGTTTTTCTTGCATTTGTGGACTAAACTTAAAGAACTTTTCTTTTAGTTCACCAGCTTCTTTTGCTAATACAAGTTGGCCTTTAGCTACTTCAACATCATCATCTGTAATGGTTTCAATAACTGGATTATTTTGTTGGTACATAGCATTAGCAACTTCTTCAGCTGAAGCAAATTGTTCACCGCTTAAGCCTAGTGCACTTAGGCAGCGACCTATTGCTGAAGTTTCACAATTTTCCACATAAGACGTACCATTAATTTGTGATGCCTTTCTAAATTCTTGTGCATGGCCTGTGGCAAATGTTTGAACATTACCATTATCAGTATGAATACCTGCATAGGCTTTAATGATACATTGCTCATCATCAATCTTTACAATTTCTGTAGTTAAAAAATAACTAGGAAACTTTTCTTTAAATTCTTGCACACGAAGTGCAACTGTTTTGTATTCTTTACCACGAATATTAACTATTCCCTGTTTGCTCATTCTCTTGCTCCTTCATCTGTTGTTGGTGTAATTCTGCCATCACTTGATCGTAAAACATTTGTTGATCCATTTTCTTTAGCCTCCGCCTTATCATTGTCAGCTTTAAGATCATCTGCTGATTCTTTTAATAATTTAATGATTTGATCTAAATCCAATTTATAACTCCTGTATAACATAATGCAAGTACACATAATACTACAATTATTAACTTGTGTGTAAATTTTTCTTCGTCATAAGCATAATTACCATCCCTGTTATAGTCAACACCATAACGTTCTTTGTATGATCTTGGGGTCTTAAAGTCCCATTGGTTATACCAAGTATGCTGTTTATCACGACTCCATTCAAACTTATCCATATTAATATGCTCCATTATGAAAGTTATCTGGTGCTATAGAATTCCATATTTCATAGTTAGGGTCAAGTATTTTTTGACTATAAAGTAAAGTATTCCTAGCTTTAGTAGCACTTTCCCATGCCCTATGATCATCTGAATACTTATAGTACCAATCAAAATCTTTAAGGCCATTAACATAAGATACTATATTTTCTACTGTATTTTCCATTATTTTACCTCCAAAATTTTAACTCGTTGAATAAGTGTTTGTTTTTCACCTTTATATTCAGTATAGGCTTTAATGCTTGCTTTTATTACTATAACATCACCTTCTTTAACAGCGTTATCATTTTCAAGATTCCAAGCAAACTCATTAGCTGTATTAGATAAAATATTTTTAGTTTTCCAAACAAAAGCATTATTATCTTGGTCATTAAAAATATAAATATGAGCCTCATCACTATCGTATCTGCTAAATTGAGTAACTTTTATAGTAATAATTTTTTTAACTGTTACAGTTGACTGAAATTTTTCAGATTTAACACCAATAGATTCAGCATGATTTTTTTGATCTTGAATAGCAGACTTTAAAGAATCACGTTTTTCTTGTGCGGCATCAATGACTTTACAAACAGAGTCGTATTGCTTAAGTGAAAGTTTGCCATATTCACGCAATGAAGCTGATAGCTTTTCTAAAAACGAAACAGGTGAACGATCACTATTTTGAAGATCAGAATAAATTTTTTCAAGATAATCAGATATTTCTTCAGCTCTTTCGTAACTTTTTAAAAAAGTTTTATTTGCATTATTACGAATATTAGCCTTAACAGCAGCCACATAAGCTGGGTTTTCCCATTTGTCAGCATAATTATTATCGTACATATCAACCTCCATAGTTATTGTTGATATGG